CTACTGGTGCTTCTACCACGCGGGCGTCGCCTGCCACATGTCCGAGCTCCAGGGCGAGGACTACTGGCGTGAGATGCAGACAGCCACCGAGAACGTGCTCCCCGCCCCTCCTGGGACGAGGTGGCCCAGAGGTCACGAGCGTCGCCACTTCAGGGGCGAGCAGGGCAATCTCGCCATGCTGAGCCTCCGGTCTCGCTATCCCAACGACGCTGACGACTGGCTGCTGACGATCCAGGAGAAGGCGCTTTCCAAGACTGGCACAGGCGCGCATGTACCATTCTCCACGATCTCCGAGATTGTGCAGGAGGAGCGCGGCTTCGGCCCTTGGATCTCGTTCAAGGTCGGCGACATGCTCGAGCGACTCGACCTGCTCAAGGTAGACTTCACCGAGGCCGAGGTGTTCATGTTCAAGGACCCCAGGGAGGCCGCGTTCCGGCTCTGGCGGGTCAAGGCTGGGCTGAGCGAGCACGCAATTCCCAAGAATCCTGGTGGTGTCATCACCGATGTGGTGACCTACCTGACCGAGCACTTCAAGGACCACGCGGCACCGCCCCGCAAGGAGCGCCCTGTTGGTCTGCAAGAGGTCGAGACGATCCTCTGCAAGTGGAAGTCCCACATGAACTGACACTATCCGCTCTTCAACGACACGACTGAGATCCGCGCAGGCCTGCTCGAGTGGGATCACACGGAAACTGCTCGCCTGATGTTCAACAAGATGCCAGAGGTGCATGATGTACTACCGTGATGAAGGACCAGACTTGACGTGGCTGCTCGCGTTCGTCGTGCTCATGATGATAGGTGCCGTGGTCCTTGGGACCGACGAGCAAGAGCAGCGCGTCGCCCGTGGCAAAGTAGACCGCGAGAACGTCCTGGTCGTCTATCCAGAGCAGCTTCGCCAATGAAGTGGTGGATGCTCTGGTGGGCTGGCGCGATCTACGCAATCTTGCAGCTAGGCTTCGTCCTTGGGACAGCCTGGATGCTACTTAATGGAGTGAAGCTGCCATGAAAATCGGCATCGTCGGCAACGGCCTATTCGGGTCCATCATCGGGGACACCTTGCTCCGACAAGGGCATGAAGTCCACAGGTACGATATCGTCCGGCCGAACAATGGCTCGCAACCCGCTGCTTGCCTCATGAAGCCGGGCTGGCTCAGCAAGGTGCCGAGGCTCAACGAGGTCTTCGACCTGCTCGACGAGCTCTATGGCTTGCAAGAGTTGACCTTCACGGCGAACGGCATGCTCGACTTCCAAGTGAAGTGGGTGAATCCGCGTCGAATCCTTCACCCGCTTCTATGCGCCACAGAGATCTCCCATGTCAACACTGATGGTGTGATCGAAGACAAGCGTGGCGTCGAGATCAAGTTCGACCGCGTGATCGTCGCTGCTGGCGTCTGGACCAAGGAGCTCTGCCCCTGGGTCCCAGTGGAGGCGCGGTGGGGGATGGCCCTGCTCTGGAGGAACCACCAGGAGAGCGTTCTGCCCTCGACGATCAGCCAGTGGGCTCCGTACAAGCAGCTCATCGGCTTCCAGCGGGGCGACGGTTTCTGGGGCGGCGACGGCAGCGCACTGAAGAGGTGGGAGCACGAGGCCGAGCAGCGCGTCTACGATCGCATCTACGACCACTTCGACCTCGGCCCACACCCTGTCAAGTTGATAGGGCAACGACCGTATGTGGCGCAAACTACACCCGGTCACCCCTGCTGGCTAGAGCAGCGGGACAAGCTGATTATTGCAACAGGAGGAGCGAAAAATGGAACTGCGGCTGCGGGATTCTGTGCTCTCACCATCCGGGAATGGCTCCGTGGTTGAGCTCGGACGACCCATCGTCTGCACCTTCGCCAAGCCGACCGACCATGTCAAGCTGGTGAAGCTCGCCAAGACGAGCCCCTACACGAGCCACTTCAGCAACCGGATCATGTTCTCGAGTGACGCGGCCTACGCCAAGGGCTGGATCCGCATGCTGTACGACTCGGCCGACCCCGACAACCCGATGGCGCTCACCTGCGTCCGGCACAAGTCGCGCGAGCCCAAGTCGACGGCGCTCTACTTCCTGGTGGTCCGGCCCGACCTGCGCGGTCGAGGCTACGGCGACTTGATGATCTTCGACCTGGTGCAGCAGTCACCATCCAAGATCATCCAGCTCAACGTCGCCAAGGACAACGAGTCGGCCATCCGCTTCTACAAGCGTCACGGATTTGATACCATCGGAGAGTCGTTGTACGACAAGGACGGCAAGCCGCATGGTTGGCTCATGGAGTTGAAGAGTGCATCCGATTGACAAGTTCCGCAAAGAAGCAGTAGAGTCCCACCTGTTCGTCTCTGACCGCGAGGTCGAGTCGTTCATCGAGGGCACACTCGCCTCTCGTCGCGTCTCCTACCGCGCGCAGGAGTTGACATACCCAGAGGCTCAGCTAGGTGATGACCTGCTGGAACTACTGGAGCAGTTGAAGGGAATACGTGATGATCATCAACTTGAGAGGGACCTCGGGCTCAGGGAAATCCACCCTGATGCGCCACGTCATGGACTGCTACACCGGATCAAGGCTGCGCTTCAAGCGCGATGGTCGTAAGCAGCCTCTGGGCTACCTCCTGGGACGTGGTGACAACGTCGAGCCGGGCAAGTCGCTCTTCATCCCAGGGCACTACGAGGTGGCCTGTGGAGGCTGCGACACGCTAGATGGCTATGACACGATCTACGGCCTGGTCCGCACGGCCCACGCCGCTGGACACGATGTCCTCTACGAGGGCCTCCTGATCAGCGGCGAGAGCGCCCGGCCGATCGCCCTGCACAACGAGGGCTACCCGATCCAGGTGATCGCCCTCAATACACCAATCGACGTCTGCATCGACTCGATCAACGCGAGGCGGCAGGCGAAGAAGGGGCCGGACGCGCCTCCGGTCAAGGAGCGCAACACGATCGCCAAGGCGCGGGCGGTAGAGATCGCAATGGAGAAGATGAAGGAGGCAGGAATACCATGTCAATGGGCAAGTCGGGACGACGCGCTAATCCTGATAAGGAACGCGCTCAGAGTATGAACAACACCCCGCTCGCACGGATCGTGTGCGGGCTTCAAGCACAGGTGAAGACGATGGAGCGCCAGCTCCGCCGCCAGGATATCGACATCAACAACCTCCGCAAGCAGCTCGACGATTTCAGGCGCGAGCAGAACAGAGGCTACCTGGGCTATGACTGACACGTTCGAGAAGAACATCGAGGGCTTCTTCTGGCTGGCGCGAGAGCGGCAGGAGATGAAGCGCAAGCGGGAGGCCTACCTGCCTCCCCCTTGGACCAAGGACTACGTGCTGGCCAACTATCGCTTCTGCAACGTGCACAGACGAGACGACAAGGTCAGCGCGTGGATCATCGACAACATCTACGAACCGCTGCATGGCTCTCCAGCCATCTTCATGGCAGCCTATGTGGCACGGTGGTTCAACAAGATCGAGACGCTCGACCTCATCAAGGATGAGATGAAGGGCGAGTTCGACCTGATGCGGATGAAGGAGATCCTCCACCCCGTCTTCAGCCAGGGCAACCCGATCTTCGGCTCGGCCTACATCATTCAGAGCCCCACCGGGGAGAACAAGCTTGACGGCATCCTCTGGGCGATCGGCAACGTGACCAAGCGGTGGACCGAGGGCTACAAGATCGCCACCGAGACCAAGTCCATGGCACAGACGCACGCTTGGCTCCAGCAGTTCCCCCACATGGGGCCATTCATGGCGTATCAGGTGGTCTGCGACCTGACCTACACGCCGATCCTCGAGAACGCGGTCGACAAGATGGAGTGGACCTGCGCTGGCCCAGGAGCGGCCCGAGGCCTGGGGTGGCTCTACCACGACCTCGAGGGGGCCTTCAACTACAACGGGGCCAAGGACCAGCTCATCATGAAGGCGCACATGCACGAGGTGCTAAAGTTGAGCCAGCAAGAAGTCTACTGGCCTAGCATTTGGGGTGCGTGGGAGTTGGCCACTGTTCAGCACTGGTCCTGCGAGTACGACAAGTGGAGGCGTGGCCACAGTGGCCAGTCTCTGAAGCGGAGGTATGAAGCATGTACGTGATCGAGGGGCGCAACGCCCAGTCTATCCTGCCAGAGGCGATCCGCCTTCTGGACATCCACGGAGTCGACCGTGACAGCCGAAACGGCCCGGTGCGCATGTTCCCCATGCCCGCCGCGATCGTCTACGCCCGGCCGACCGAGCGTGTGATCTTCTGGGAGGAGCGGGATGCAAACCCGTTCTTCCACTTCATGGAGTGCCTGTGGATGATCAACGGGCGCAACGACGTCGCCTGGCTCGACACCTACAGCGGTGGCATCAAGCGGTACAGCGACGATGGCAAGACCTACCACGGGGCCTACGGTCACCGCTGGCGTCGGCACTTCCAGATGGACCAGCTCATGATGGCCGTCGAAGAGCTGAAGCGCGACCACAACAACCGTCGCGTCTACATCGCGATGTGGGATCCTGAGTACGACTTGGCCAAGGAGGGGAAGGACTTCCCCTGCAACGTGGGCCTCACCTTCCAGGTGAACTTCCTCGGGGCGCTTGACATGGTCGTTCACAACCGATCCAACGACCTGGTCTGGGGCGCGCTCGGCGCGAACGCGGTGCACTTCAGCTTCCTCCAAGAGGTGGTGAGCGCGATGGTCGGAGTCCCAGTGGGTGGCTACTGGCAGGTGAGCAGCAATCTCCATGCCTACCACGACACCTACAAGAAGGTCGAGGTCCTGAGGCACGCGGCACCCGACCCCTACAGCACCTCCCGTCCCTGGGACCCCTACGCCTACACGACCGACCCTGTGGAACCGTTCCCGATCATGAGCGTGGCCCCAGACGTCTGGTTCCAGGACCTGGGCATATTCATGAAGGAGGGGCCGATCGTCGGCTTCCGCGATCCGTTCTTCAGGCAGGTGGTCACGCCGATGTACATGGCTCACAAGGCCTACCGCGACCGCACTGATCCTGACCGCCACCATCGCGCAATTGAGATACTGTCGACCCAGTGTCGGGCATCAGATTGGCGCAAGGCCGGAGTGGAGTGGCTCGAGCGTCGACTGAAGGCCTGGCTCGAGAGTGACAAGGAGCGCCTATGAGACTGCTAAAGCTATTCACTGTCGACATTCTCACGTTTTGCGCGTGGCTCCTCCTGTTCTTGATCATGGGTCTCGGCTTCGCGCTGATATCGAGCTCGCTGTTCAGCACAGCCTTCCCACTCGCCGGGCTCGTCTACGGCATCCTCGGGTGGCTGGCGGGTGACGCTGTGCGGCCTGTCTACCTCTGGCTCAGGGAGCAGTTCCATGTTGACCAATCTTGACATCAAGAATCGAGCCTACGCCATCCTCGGCGCTCGCGCTGGTGGACGAGTGGAGCGGTGCCACAGCATCCCACACCAGGGCTCCTACAGCAACGCCGCCCACTCCTGGGGCGTCGCCATGCTCATGCAGCAGATCTGGCCGGAGGACTTCCCTCGGCTGGCACTGGCCTGCCTGACCCACGACATTCCAGAGTTCTGGGTGGGCGACATTCCCGCGCCGACGATGCGCGCGGTCCCAGGGTTGAAGGAGTCCCTGGTGCAGATCGAGGACAGGTGCCTCGAGCGCCTCGAGCTCCCTGGGCTCGTGAACTTGAGCGAGGAGGACTACCGGAAGCTCAAGGCCTGTGACTGGCTCGAGTTCTGGCTCTGGTGCAAGGATCAAGAGTACATCGGCAACGGCTTTGTCAAGGTCTCCAAGATCGAGATCGAGAGCTACATCGAGACGATGAAGCTGCCGAACCCGGCGGACTGGCTCTACGGAGTGCTGAAAGACATGGACCCCCTGGTCTCCCAGGGGCCTGTCCTGCGCGACATCATCGGGAGGATGCAAGATGGGTGAGCACTACGACATCGGTGGTGGTCGAGAGCGATACATGGCCGACAAGGCCAAGAGGTTTCGAGAGAGTAACAAGCTCCTTGAACACACTATCAATCTAAACTTGAAGGCAGCGGTCGAGTCCGCGCAGAGGAGAAAGAAGATGACACACTACGAGGATGACCGCAGCACTTACGAGGCTGGCATCAAGAGCAAGGCCAACGAGAAGCAAGTCGGCGGGAAGCACTACAAGTCTGGCTATCAGCACTGGGACCTGGTGCTGGACTTCGGGCTCCACTACCTGGAGGGCTGCTCAACCAAGTACGTCACGCGGCGCAAGGGCAGCCGGGGCGAGGACATCGGCAAGGCGATCCACTACATCGAGAAGCTGATGGAGGAGCTCACCGCGCGCAACTTCCCCATCCGCATCGAGGGTCGACTGTCCAAGGAGACCGACTCGTTCCGTGAGATGAAGCTCAAGGAGTACGCGCTCGCCAACAACCTCACCTTCCGTGAGCATGTGATCATCAAGAACATCGTCTATCACATGGACTACGACCAGGCGCTCGCGCACATGAAAGAATTGCAGAAGGAGGTTTGAAATGCCAATTCGTGACGGCAACATGCCGATTCAAATGCCGCGTCATCGCAAGCAAGCAGAGTGCGACAAGAGCAAGACGCAGAGAATCAAGTGGCGGACATCCACCATCGGTCAGCTCGCCAAGGTGATCGCCCACGCGGCTGCAGTCTCCAAGGCTGGCAGCCAGGACGCTCTCCTGCGGAAGCGGGATTGGGCCAAGGAGTTCGGTGTCACAGGAGCCTACCTCCTGCATGTCACCTTGTTCTTCCTGCCTCAGTTCGAGCGGGAGATGGAGCGGGCCTACCCCGAGATCAGCCCCAGTGAGCGGATGGTCGTGGTTGCGAGGCAGCTTCGGCATCGAGTGTACTACATGTATCACAAGGACGAGGATGTCGCGACACTGACGGGCAAGCATGCCATCCCGCAGATCAGCGACGAGCATCCGCAGCACGCCTTGATCACCAAGACCAGGTGCTTCACTCCCGAGAACATCGAGCTCGGTGAGCGTATCTGGGCCAGGGGCCTCCCGTATCGCCTGGAGAACTAATGGCCAAGAAGTCGACAATGCGCAGCGTGGGCGGGCTTCAACTCCCGCTCATCGCTCCTGAGTGCACGTGGAAGATCCCGAGCCTCTCAGACCTCCCGCCTGATTGGAACGTCTCGAAGCGAGTCGGCTTCGACGTGGAGACCAGGGACGAGGACCTGAAGACGCTGGGCATCGGCGTGCGCCGTCCTGGGAACTACATGGTTGGCTACAGCTTCGCCTTCGAGGACGGGCCGAGCTACTACGTCCCGCTCCGTCACGAGGGCGGTGGCAACATGGAGCACACCGAGGCGGCTCTCCAGTATCTCCGCGACCAGACTCGGAACTACAAGGGCATCGTCGTCGGGGCGAACATACAGTACGATCTCGACTACCTCATGGAGGAGGGCGGGAACTTTGACCAGGCCAAGTGGATTCGAGACGTCCAGATCGCCGATCCGCTCATCTACGAGCTCCACCAGTCCTACTCCCTCAAGTCCATCGCCGAGCGCCTGAGCGTCGGCACCAAGGACCAAGCCATGCTGGAGGAGGCGGCGCGGGCCTACGGTCTGGACCCCAAGAACGGCCTCTGGCGCCTCCCTGGGCAGTACGTGGGGCAATACGCCGCCACCGACGCGGCCCTCCCTCTGACTATCCTGCGCCTTCAGGAGCGGCGCATCGACGCTATGGACCTCTGGGACATCTACAACCTGGAGTCCCAAGTCACGCCCGTGCTCGTGAAGATGAGGCGGCGGGGCATCCGGATCGACTTCCAGCAGCTCGAGACCATGGAGAACTGGGCCTCGGAGGAGGAGCACAAGGCTCTGAACGAGGTCGAGCGGATCACTGGCTACCAAGTCGGCTTCGGCAACGTCTGGAAGTCGGAGGCGATGGCAGAGCCTCTCCGGAGGATCGGCCTCACAATCCCGGTGACGGCCCAGGGGAAGGACTCGATCGACAAGGACTTCATGTCCGGGATCGACCACCCGGTGGCCAAGCATCTGGCTCGCGCCCGCAAGGTGAACAAGCTGAGAACGACCTTCGCCGCGTCCGTGCGACGGTACATGGTCAACGGTCGCATCCACTGCACCTTCAACCAGATTCGCGGCGACGAGGGCGGTGCCCGGTATGGTCGCCTCTCCTGCTCGGACCCGAACCTCCAGCAGCAGCCCTCGAGAGACGAGTTCGCCAAGCCCTGGCGGAAGAGCTACCTCCCCGAGGAGTGGGGCCTCTGGTGCTCGAACGACTACAGCCAGCAGGAGCCTCGATGGACGACGCACTTCGCCGCGTCGTTCCCGTTCGACCACGCTCATATTCGAGAGTCAGCTCTCAGGGCGGCCAAGGTCTACAACGACGACCCGAACGCTGATAACCATGACATGATGACCCGCATCGTCTTCGGTGACGAGTGGGTGGCCCAGGCCGACAAGGACGCCTACAAGGCGGCGCGGACGAGCTGCAAGATCATCTACCTCGGCCTGTGCTACGGCGAGGGCGGGGCCAAGCTCTGCGATGACCTCGGCCTCCCGACGCGGTACGCGGTGGCCTACAAGGATGTCAACCGGACGCGCGTGATCGAGTACTTTGAGACCGAGGCCGACGCCTTCCGCCGGAACAACGAGGTGGCAGGCTTCTGCTGGCGCGCGGCTGGCGAGGAGGGACAGCGCATCCTCGACCAGTTCAACGAGAACGCGCCTCACATCGGAGCTCTGGCCAAGGAGGCCACCAAGATCGCCGATGGCCGAGGCTACATCACCACCATCCTCGGACGCCGCCTCAACTTCGAGCCAGAGAGCGGTGGCAAGGGTGGCTACAGGTGGACTCACAAGACCCTGAACCGCATCATCCAGGGCTCCTCGGCCGACCAGACCAAGAAGGCCATCGTCGAGATCGACCGGGCCGGGCATTTCGTCCAGCTCCAGGTCCACGACGAGATTGCCTGCACCGTCAAGGATGAGAGCGAGGCGCGGGCCATCGCGGATATCATGCGCACCTGCGTCCCGGCGCTCGTGCCGTTCAAGGTTGACACAGAAATCGGCTCCTCCTGGGGCCATAGCATGGGATGAGGTGAAAATGATCTCGCTTGAAGAATACCAGCAGTGGATGAAGTACGCGAAGCCAGGAGACTGGATCACGTATCATCGCGGTCCCCACCTGTTCGGGATCAACGCGAAGAAGAAGGACGCGGCCAACGAGGTCTACAAGGCGGCCATGGACGGAGAGCTTTTCGTCGCCCAGAGGCGAGTCGCAACCGAGAAGCCGGGCATCTTCGAGTTCGAGTATCGTGCGATGAAGCTCAACACAGACCTCAAGAAGAAGGCCAAGGCATGGGACCGATAGACAAATGGGACC